AAATCCTTCTTTTTCCTTAAACCTTTTTCTGAACTCTTCTTTGATTTTTTCCAGTAATTCTTTAGCATCCATTAACTGCCACCTTCAATACCGGTTAAATCACGTAGGTTTTCTTCATTAAAATAACCAGGCACTGCTTGATTAATCTTGATAGCAGCATCACCGATTAAAGAAAGAGTTGAATTGCTTGGTTCAAATACTGGTTCATATTTTGGTTTAGTCAGGAACATCATTTCTCTTGTGTAGTTGTAGTTGTCACGTAAACATGCTGCCAGAAAGCCAACGTTCAGGAAACAGCTGCCAAATACCTTTTGGGCTTTTCTTGCTTCAAGTCTTAGATTTTCATGCGCTGCAGCAATAGCTTCAGCACTTGATGGATTATCGGTTACAAATCCCAGGTCATCTAAGGTTAAGCCAGTTTCACCGGCAAACAAGCTTGCAAACATTTTCAGCTGCTCATTATGAGGTTGCATTGACTGTTGAGTGAACTGGCCCAGTCTTGGATCATTTCCTTCATCACTTGCTGATATTTCAATCAGGGTAGAAATAGAAGCTTTCCACTTTTCCATCCTTTCAGCACTTGGATCCGTGCCAACTACCCATTTCTGAGGGAAAGAATAGAATTCAGCGCTGATTTCACTTCGTTTAATTGTTCTTGCAGCACTTTGCATATAGCTCATGCAGGCTCTGGTTATTCTGCTTCTACCAAATGGCCTTTTGGCATCTGGCCTATTTATAACCGGCACCAGTAGCGGATAACCAACGTTATGATCATATGCTTCAGGTGCTTTGTTTTTGTAATAAATCGTAGTTCTGTAAGGCTCAAAATACGCTTCCATTACAGGTCTGTCATTTCTGTCTCTTTCAAGAACTGCATAGCCTTCTTTTAACAGATAAGTAATAGGGTCGATAATACCGGTTGCATTTGCTCCATCAATAACCTGCAGACGTGGATAGCCGGATTCATCTTCACTAATGTAAACAAAAGAACACGAACTGATCAGAGCGCTTTTGATGGCATTGTCAAAAAGAATATCTGCATTGTTAAGGTTGAATATTTCGTTAATGTTGAAATTGTCATCCTTGAACTCCCTGAAGCTGATTCTATCGGCTAATCTATCAACGGCTTTTGAACACCAGCCAAGCACTGAATTAAAGCCTCTCAGTTCATCTGGGGTCGATATCCCCAAGTCCATTACACTATTCTTCATATCATAGTATCTATACCTTAAATCTACTCTGGGTTTCTTGGATTCCAGTTTTTTTCTCAGTTCTCTTATGCCTAATAATTCACTCATTTGCAGGCTCCTTTCTTTTCCGTGTGTTTTTTTGATGTGTGACCGTGCTGTAACTCAGAAGAGAGGTTGGCACGTTCTCCTACCCCTATAAATAAACGTTCGTTACAACGGCTTAAAATGGCTCACACAACACCCTTATATTTTGCTTTACTTTTCAGCACTTATTTTTATTTCCTTACATTAGAATCTGTAGGTTGGTCAGCTAAAAGCATTTATCTTTTCACTTTGCTATTCAGCCTTGTAATTCATCCAGTTGATGCTTTGAGGCAGTACCCTGTTGGATATTGCTTTGTCCTTTGGAACTACCACACTTCCATCGGCCAGCTTGTTATACTTCTGTCTGTTGCAGGTCCAATGAGTCAGTTGCAGATTTGCTATATCACTTGGATGTCCGCCTAAGTCAAGCGGCACGATATGATCTATCGTTGCTGACAGAGGGTGGGGATATTTAAGACTCTTGTCTACCGGCTTTCCGCATATTGCGCAGACTGACTGCGTTGCCAGTATCTTCTGTTTGTTCTTATCGTAGGCAACTCTATGTTTGCCGACTTCATTTGCTCTCTTCCTGTTTGTCATATATCTTTCACCTTCAATTGTGTTGTTCGAATAAAAAAGTCAGATATCTGAAAGGGGACCGACATCCAACTTTAGAAATAAAGCCGGCAGTTATGAGTTTTGTACAAATAGAAAGGATAACTGTAAAATGGAAAAAACAATGATAAAAACCTAATTTACGGAGATTCTACCGGCTCTATTAAAAAAAGACATTTGCTTATGAAATGCCTTTCTCAGTAGATTCACTTTTCTACGATACTATTTTATCACATAAAAGTGTCTCATTTTGTATCATCTTTTCATTTAGTAGATTTAATGCTCTTTCGTGGATTCGGTGAATATGAGGATAACTGAAATCCATTTCTATTGCTATTACTTCCCACCTCTTCATCAGAACATATCGTTTGTACAACACATCAATGCAGTCAGCATCATCAATGCTGTCTATAAGTCTGATTGCCTTTTGTTTCAGTTCAACCAGTTCAGCAATATCGGTCAGTATTGATTTGCTGTACCTTTCATACTTGGGGTAATACTTCTCTTGAGGTGATAAGGTTGATTTAGAAGTAGTTGGCTCCTTTTTTTCGTAGGAAATGGAACTGACACCAGTCATCTGGTTTTGAATTACTTCAAGCTCTTTCTTTTTATTCCTAATTTGAATATCCAGCTTCCTTATCTGCTGCAAATACTCCTTAGCTGTCATCATCATCCACCTCGATTTTTATAAATCTCTTCTTGTTTCTTTCCATGCCTACCCCCAGATTGACTCCGTTTGATATGGCTGCCGGACTCATTCCAGTCATTTTTGACAGCTCAACCATTGTGTCAGCAACTGCAGTCGGTAGTTCATATATGTCATTGGTAATCTGCATGTAGATGGTTTTCTTAGCCATATGCGAATCCCTTCATCTTTGCCCACTTCTTGACCAGTCCGGCTTTTTCATTTTCAACTTCCTTGTTGTGATTCTCTCTGGCCTGAATTATCTTTTTGTTTTTAACTTCAATAGCGATTGCTATCTTGCCATCCAGCTTTACATAATACAGATCGCATCTGCCTTCAGCATAGATATGGGCGTAACTTCCGGCAATACAGTTATGCAGTTCTTCTCCAACCTTTTGAATTTCCTCATATGATGAAAACGTTCTGAACTCGGCGTTGCCGATTCTTGCTTCATTTTCAAGAAGTTCCTTCTGTCTTTCCTTGATCTTTTCAGCTTCTTTTATTTTTTCTATTTCTTTTTTGAGCCTTCTTTCCATTTCTATCAGTCTGGCCCTTCGCATATGCTCCTGCTGGAAGTTCTTAGGTTTTCCAAACTTTCTATTCTGTCTTTTGCAGTCTCTGATATAGTCCCTGAAATCTATGATGCTTATTTTGTTTCTTGCAAGATAGTCCAGATAATAAACGTTCAGCTTTTCAGTCCATCCGTTAAGGTACTCCATTGAATTTCGGTTAATATAGCCAGAATATTTTTGTACTTCTTCATCACTTTTTAAATCAAACCAGTATATGTATCTCATCTGATTGTGATTGTAGATTCCTTTTTTGATAAGAGTTATCTGATTTGACTTGAACGGAAGGTCAAGCTGCATATAGTAGTCTTTCATAGTCCTTTTTCTGACTTCACATCTCTGATAGAAGCAGTAGTGATACGTGTTGCCTTTTCTTACTTTTCGCCACTCGGTTTTATCATCGAAGGCAAGACTGCAACCTATTGTTTTTACTATTCCTAAAACTTTAAGCTGATTACCACTCCAGTCGGCTACAAGTTTGACTTCTTCAGCCTTCGGATGTTCACCGAACTTCCAGCTGCCTTTTACCCAATAACCATAATCGCCATCCTGAATCCAATTATCTTTTATCATTGATTTGAGATTCGTTATTGACATTTCTCTGCCACAGTTCGGACATACCTTTGCATTTCTTATCTGTCTCCATTTTTCTCTGCTGACTTTTTCATATCGGTTACATATAAAGCAATATGTAATATACTCTTTGCCATCTTTTTTGAAAGCTATCTGACCCTTTAATGCGAATAGGACTCTGGCAAGTTCATCATCATAGCTCAAACAGGTTGATTTGCTCATAATCGTCGCCTTTCTTCTTGACCGCTGCCTTTTTAGGCTTGATGGTTTCAGTTGCCACAACTTTCACCTTTTCAGCCTTTGGTTCTTCATTTGCCTTTTCGCTTTCAAGAATCCACTCAAGAACAACTTCATCACTTACTGCAGCTACATTGTTCTTTGCCATTTTTCTTGCCTGTGCAATAACATACTTTTCTATAAAGTCATATGATTTTGTCAGGTTGTATTCAGTCATATATTTTTCTATAAATTGTTTTAGATCCATTTTTGTTTTAGCTCCTTTCTTTTTTATACAAGGGAGCAGAAGTCCCAGTCATTCCACTCCCTTTATCTAAACAGGCTTCAATTGGTATTAATATTTTTTCGAAGGTACAATATGTCAGAAATTTTTTAGAGCCTGTTTAAATCAGTTTTCTTATAGCCTCTCTGACTTTGGCTATGTTGTCGGATTTCTGCCATTGATACATAGAATCACCTTTGATTTTGTCTAATTCATCAGCTATCCAGTTTATAGATTCAGTAGCTTGTTGCTGAAGTTTCATTTTTGCTGGAACTTCAAACATTGGTTCCATTTCCTTTAAAATATCGTTCATAATTAAACTCCTTCGTTCAAGAACTCAAGAACTTCTTGTTCGCCAAAATAATCAACCATCTCGTTCATAGTGAACTCTCTTTTTATCGTTGCTTCATTCGGCTCGGTATACGAGTAACTTTTACAATGTGGGCAGTTATCTCGGTATTTGGTACTGAAATATTTCTTGCAGTTATAACACTTTGCTACTTTGTACATTTCACTCACTCCAATCTATTTTTGTATTACATTTTTTACACTTCTCATCTTTCAATGATAATTCTCTGTGGCATTTAGGACATACATAGCAGTGATATATGTATCTGCCTTTCTGTCTGATAGTCAGTTTTGGTTTTTCAGCTTTTAGAAGCGAATCAACGAATTTAAGTTTCATAACTTTACCCCTAATTCTTTTAGTTGTTGATTTATGGCTTTGTGTAAATCTTTTTCTATCCACAATGGCAAACGACTTCCGCTATATTTGCTTACAGCTGACGCAAAATATTCTCCAGATGTTTCAAAAAACACTTGATATTTTCCACTTTCCACCGTTTTTTCGTATGCAATACAACCTTCTTCTTCGCTTTGATATTCTATTTCAAACCCTAACTTTTCAAACATCTCTTTCGCTTCCATAACCTCACCCCCAGTAAATGTACCAGCTGTACCACTTTATGAACTCTACCAATCCAACAGCAATTGGAATCGATATTATCGTTGTGATAATTATCAATTTGACATATTCGATAAATGTTTTGTTTTTAAGTAATTTTTTCATTGTTTTTGCTCCTTTGCTAAATAACAGCCACCATACTTATAGCCACCAAACTTACAATAAGACTCAGAATTGATACAACAATAGTCAGCCTTACCACTTCAACAAGTCTGTCTAAATTGACACCTGATGTTGTGTACTCATAGTTATTTTTTTCCATTTTTCTACTCCTCTCTATATTCCATAGATTCGCCAACTTCAACTGGCTTTCCCCTTTTGTAGATTTCATCCCATATCTCATCTAATGAATATTCACTTAATGGTGTTCTGAAATCAGTTCTGTTAATCAACACAGGTTTAAGATTCAATGCTCCGTTTTTAAGTCTACGGACAAGATACAGCTTGCTGTTAAGCTCAATTACTTCTTTCATAGAATCTGCCACCTTTGATAAACAAATCATCCTGAAGCTTGTTGATTAAATCATCCTTCTGTTTGATCTGTGTTTCCAGATTATGGTTTTCAAGAATAAGCTTCTTGTTTTCTTGAGCAAGCTTGCTGTATTGCTTTTTGAGTTCCTCATACCTGAACTCATATTCTTTCCATTTGCTCATTCTGTCACCTCATCCGCAGCAGTGCTTAGTCACATCTCTGATTATTGCCGAATAGCTGTTGCACTCTACATTCACAGCTTTTTCATAACCGTTGACAAAAGTTACAATTACCAGTTCCTGTTCTGGAACATATTCACAATCCACAACCTTATTTCTTGTCTGGCTTAGCAACCAACCAAGATTTTTAACAAACAGTTTTTTATCTTCAACAGTATTGTTGTTTTCATAAGCCTTTTTCATTCTGTCTAAATGTTCATTTTTAGAAATATAGTCTTCCCACTGCGATTTGATTTTGGTTATTAAAGATAGGGTTTTGTAGGACATCACGTAGTTATACGTATTAATGTTGAATGCATTAAAATTAACTGCATTCTCTACTTCTTCATCTAAAACAACATTAATTTGAATGTTTTTATCTTTATTATCATCACTAATAGATAAGATATATTGACCATCTCCATTGTCGACTGCAATAATTTCATTAATTACATCTTCTGTAAAAATATTTAATAATTCTTTAATATTCATAGTTTTTATCTCCTTTTTTTTTGTTTCGATACTGTGACGAACTGTGACGAACTTTTAACAGACATCGTAACAGGGTTTTTTCCTTTGTTTATAAGGGTTTTTTTAATTTTTGTGACGAATGTGACGATTAAATGCCCCTATATTTATATTTTTTATATATTTATATATAGATTTCTTAAAAAACTACATTTTTATATTAAATATATAAAGAAATTGATTTGTTTCGTCACATCGTCACAAATTGCAATTTTTCCTTTATTTATAAGGGTTTTTAATGTGACGATGTTGTGACGAATGTGACGATATTTTTAAGGTTTTGTATAAATTCTTACGAACTTTCCATTAATTCTTATTGATTTTGTAGTTAGCCCCAAATACCTTTTTATTTCATTTGAGAATGATTTTATGTTTAATGCTATAAATCCATTTTCTAAACAATAAATTTTATATCTTTTGTGAACCTCTTTATTAACTTGATTTTCAATATTCCCATCTTCCTCAATGAATCCAAGAATAGGGTTGTTGTCTTTATCATAACTATCCAAAGCCTCTTTAACTTTTACTGACTCAGTAAATGAGTTGTTTTCAAGTATTCTCTCTAAGCCTTCAACAGCTATTCTTACCAGGTATTCCATTGCTTTTACTGACTTCAACTTGTAAATTATATAAGGGTCGAAGTCTTTACTATTTTTATCAAATACCGCATTGAACGGTATAATTACTAACCTTCTTAACACTGAACCAGTCTTGTCTTTAGTCCTAGGTATCTCATTAGCACTGAACAGTAACTTGACATAAGGTTTATACATAAAAGCATCCTGACCCTTGTATTCAGCTTTAATAGCATTACCAGAAACTATCTTTTTAAACAGTGCTATCGACCTGCCCTGCAGGAACTCATCAGATATATCATCACCAATATTTGCCAGCATTCCACTCATCAGTGCTGTACTGAATCTCTCATCTAACTCACTTAAATCAAGTGATGATATGTTATTTTCACCTAATACATGACTGACCATTGATAAGAATGTACTCTTACCATTAGACTTCTCACCAGTCAAAATAAAGGCTTTAGACAACTCATTTCTACGATAGAAGCAATAACCTATACACTCTTCTAAAAGTGCTCTTATTTCCTTATCATCAACTGATATGTTGTTTAAAGTTTTATCAGTTAATTCATCATAAGCATTAGGATTATAGTTCCAAGGTATCTTGTTAGTGATTACTATCTCAGGACTGTAAGGGTGTAAAACTCCAGTAGTTAAATCCAGGATGCCGTTTTTGAAGGCTATTAAATTTGCTTCAGCAACTTGTTTCTCTTGAGCTATTAAATCTATATATTTGTATACTTCAACTCTTTGAGCCGTTTTCATCTGTGGTATGTGTCTGATCATAGCTGTTTCAATGATTTTGTTTCCTGGAACATAAACTCCATCTCTAAATATGTGTAACTGACCATTAATTCTAACCACGTGATAATTATTGACAATGTAGTGAGCAAATCTATCGTGTAAGAAGTTACGACCCTCAAAGAATACTTCTTTAGGAAAAGCCTCATCTCTCATAATCACTTCAAGTTCACTGTCACTCAAACTGTCTTTTAATATGTATTTGTTTATCAGCTGTAAGGTGAATTTGGATTCATCTTTAGTAAATCCATATCTGTTTAATGTGAGTATGTATTTGTAAAGTGCTGAATTTCGACCATCACCTTCTTCAAGATTGAATAGGTTTATATCAGTATTAATTGGCAACAGCCACTTTGGGATTTCCTGGTAGCTGACATTTTTTTCAACATCCCACTCTATGAATCTTTCCTGGCCATCAAACTTGATTACTTCATAGCTGTTCTTGCTGCCAACTTTAACATCAGCAGTTAATCCACAGGCTAGTTGAATACCATTTGAGCATTTGGTTATTAAGTCGTTATTTTTAAATAGGAAGTGTCTACCTCTTGTGGTTTGATAAACTCTACAGTCTAATTGAAAATCATCAACAATATCCATCAGAATATCTGACTGCTCCCAACTATCAATATCGATTAACACCACATCATCATTTAACAGGCCGGCGTACTCATCTAAATGTCTGACCTCATCTAAAGTTTTGGCATCGGAAAATTTAACTAAACTCTTTTTATTTTTAGTTGGCAGATAGCCTTTAAATAAACTCATTGAATAAACCTCCCACTATGCCATAATCCTCTAATCTCTTTTTGGCCAGCTCTATATACCAGCCTTTATCTAATTTTTTTGGTACAGGTAGTCCGTTTACTGCATCATTGTAGATAAAGCAGTTAACTGGAGTACCTTCAATTTTTTCATATGTACCAGTTGTAGCATGTTTCTTGCTTACTCCCAGATCGTTGGAATCAACTGAAGCAAAACATCTTATAGTTTTTTCTTTTAAAATAGTTTCACCATGTTTAATGTGATCATATTTATAAGATATTTTTCTTATTATCTGAAACTCTTTAAGTTCATTGCAGTTAAGTATTGTCTGTTCAACTGGTATTTTTTTAACAAAGTAATCTACCAAAGCCTTGTTGACTATTGGTAAATCGTAATCTAAATCATCTAAAGGTTTAACATAAGCACCAATTCTTTCAACGGAATCATCTTCTCTGATGAACAGGTAGTTGTTAACATCCTTCTGATAAATCTCTTTAATAAAATCAAATTCAAGTGACATCCTTGTCCTGGTTTCCCACTCATAACATATATCATCTAACTGTTCGAAGTGTTCTTCATCTATTTGAATAATTAATCCATCAGTATTTGACTGAATTAACTCCATTGATGGTATATCTTCTAAATGTTCAATTAGATCTAACAGTAATAACTGTCCGTTAGCACACACATTATGGGCTTGTCTAGGGTCGTAAGCACTTGAATATGGGTCATTACTGATACCATATGTGCTATTTAAGATAATCTTGTAAGGCGCCTGCTCTTTCTTTTTACCTTCAGCTTTAAGTTGCATTCTCCTGTCATAGATTTCCTTAAATTTATTTTTATCCCTGGCATTACGAGTTAGTAAATCGTATTCAATCATTATCGTTGGGTAAAAACTTCCCACGTCCACGTGGATTATTAATCCTTTTCTATGTACCGGTTTATCCGGCGCACCATGCAGTCCACCCCAACCAAACTGATGTGGTACTCCAGCCAGATTGACTGTCAGACTTGAATTCATGTTGTGATTAATTGGATTCTTGAACCACTCCATGATGTGCCAGTATTTATCTATCCTTAAGGTGTCAATTAATTGAATATCCCACTCGTCATCCCACTTCTTTCTGACACAGTCCAGGGCTAAAGCACTTAATTGGGCCTGAGTTTTACTTATATGCAGCAGTGGAAGTTTAAAGGTTTTTAAGATATCAAGATGAGCATTGAAGTCATCTATTCTTTTTATGAACACTTCAACTGTCTGTTCTGCATCATACATGCAGTAGTCCCAGGTATCTTTCAAATCGTTGAAATCAAACTCATCAGGCTTATCAAATGGAACATCAGACTCTTTAATGCTGTTACCCATTGATGCTTCCAGAAACTTAAGACCACGGTCATTGGTTTTAAAGACGTCATAGTTATTGAGCAATATTGTGTTGAACACACTTGATATTTCCCAGCCTTTCTTATTGTTGATTATGATTTCATCATTTATGAATTTTGACTTGATTCCAGCCAATACACCTTTGAGAATGTACTGATCATAGTTTCTGGAGTTGTAGCCTATCCATACCTGGTTGATATTTTCTTCGTAATACCTGGTCAGTTCTTCCCTGGTATCGATTATTTTTCTTTCATTGGTAATGAGGTTCACAATACAGACACACCAGTACTTGCTGAATACTTCAAAGTCATAGAATATAATATGAACCACCCCTTTCTATTAACAGGCAGGGAGCAAATGCTCCCATACCTTTATTAAGCTTCAAATACTACCATGATTTTAAATTGTGGGTAACCTTTGGCATTTGATGAATATTCAAGTGCATATTGTAGCTTTTCAGCATCAATAACTTCTTTAATATCCATCATCAGATTGTTGTAATCTGAGTAATTGCCAGTGAATTTAACATCTACATCAGTATCTAATTGTTTTAAAAACTCATTAGTGTTGTAGATTTGGAAAGGTTGTAAAACCAGCTGATTCATAAAGATTTTCTGACCTTTCTTTTCTCCAGCAATGATGTTGAACCAGATGCTCACCATTGGGTCACCTTTTTTAGAAGCTCTTAACTCTAATTTTTCAACTTCAACCTCATATAGTCCAAATGGGACTTCTTCAAAGTTAGCCTGACCACCATTTGCTTCAATTTCAGCAATTTCATCTAAGTATTCGTTAACATTTATCTGTTTATTCCATTTTTCAAACATATCAGCCATTTCTATATTCCTCCTCGATTATTTGACTGTGATTCTTACATAACCAGCTCTTTTAGTTACTTTTGGATAGTCTTTAAGTAAATCGTTATAAAGATCTGATTCTTTTTCTTCCAATTTCTTCAAGTCAATACTTACTGACTCAGTTGGTGCTATGTTACTGATACTGACATAGTCATTTTTAAAACTGATAATATCGTATTTGTTCATAGCTTCTAATAGTTGTGATCTGATTTCCTTATCCAGTTCTTCAAGCTTTTCTTTCTGAGCTTTTAGATCAGATAACTGCATCATTAAATCTAATGATTGATTTTCAAACAAAACTAAATTGTTTTTTTCCATATTTTTTTATCCTCTTTTCTTTCTTTGTCTTTTTGGGGTGATGTCATCCAATACTTCAGCAATTGGAGTTAAACCTTTTTCATCTGGAGTTACTTCAACTGTTCTAGTTCTAGATTTTCTAGTTGGTTTAACAACTTCTTCCACAATATCCAGTTGTGGTTGTTCAACTGTTTTAGTTCTTGTTCTGGTTCTTCTAGTAACTGCAGGTTCAGTTTGATAAAGATATTCTTCATATCTAGTGTCATCCTCTAATGTTTCATCAACATTATCTGTAATTTCTTCTTCCTCTTCTTCAACAGTTTTAGTTCTTGATCTTCTTCCAGCTGGCTTAACTTCTTCAGCCTTTTTTATAGGCTTTTTAACTGGTTCAACTGCACTGATTAACTCATTAGAAGTCTCATAAACTCTCATTAACTCGTTATAATCGTTTGGAATCTCAGTTTCATTGAATGTTAATCTACCCCCGCCAAACACAACTTCATCATTTTTGAACATTAAAAGTCTCTGACCATCAATAACTGCAACCCTGATTACAATATCGACCATTCCAGCTAGTTTATTAGCCACCTTTTCATTCATGTTTGGTCTGATAGTTGTAATCTTGTCACCAGTTCTCTTGGTCAAATCTTTAGATGTGTCTTCATGACTGATTAGAATGATGTTTTCATAATCCAGATTTACAAATCTTTTCATGGTAGATAAGAATTCAGTTCTTACCTTATCCCATGCTCTAAAGCTGTCATCTGACTCGTGTGTAATGCCCATCTGGTCATACATGAATAATCGACATGCTTCATAAATGTCTTCCACCAAGTCCAGTACTAATGATCTAAAGGTGTTTTCCTTTTTTTCTAACTCATCAATAACATCTTTAAATACAGTCCAAGCTAACTTAGTTCTTTTTAATCTACCGTCCATCTTGACTTCGTTTTTAATGTCAATGTGTGGTGGAATACCACCAGGCAGATGTGTATAGTTTCCATCAGTACTCAACAGCAATACATCAGGGAACTGATTAGCAAGATAAGTCTTGCCAGAAAACGGTGCACCATAAAGATATATTTTTTTCTTTTGGATTACCTCGTTTTGCAAA